CGCGCAACGAGCCGATGAACTTGCCGCACTTGACGAGTCCTTGAGGCCGTTGCAGGAATATATCTACAGTCTGCAGGATCAGGCGGACGCGGAAAAAAGCGCAGCCCTGGCATCCAAGGAATTAGCGGACGCGGCGGCAACAGCGGCAAAGGAATTAGCGGACGCGGCGGAAACAGCGGCAAAGGAAATGTCCGATGCCCAAAAGTCCGTGAGGGCATTATGGGTTTCCCTCATGCAGGAGAACCTAACCGAGGCCCAGGGGGGATTGAGAGCGTCCTTTGAGGCCGAAAAAACACGCCTGACGGATATCTATAATTCCCAACTCGAAACGATGAACGCGAATCTGGACGCGGCCAAAACCATCGTTTCCAAATTGGAATCAAACGTCAACAAACTCGGAAGCGCCCTTGAAAAGATGCACCTGGACAGCGTGGCGCAGGATGTCAACGTCTTCAATGCGGCATCCCGTAAGCTGGCCGCTGTTTTGTCTCAAGCCCGTTCTGGTGACTTGTCGGGCGTTTCCGGCCTTGATAGCACGTTAGGAACTTTAACCTCCATATCGGCCTCATCGTACGCAACACAAGAGGACTACCAATCCGCATATTGGAAGACCTATTACCAGATAGCCGAACTCAATGCGGTCACGAAGAACCAGCTTACCAAAGAGAAGAGCATGGTTGACCTGCTTGAAGATCAAATAAAACAGGCGGGGGCACAACACGCAGCCTCTTTGGCGGCACTTGATAGCCAGATGAATGCCTTGCTTGGAATCCAGGCGGGCACGATGTCGATTGCTGAAGCGATTAACAATCTGGCGGAAGCGACGAGGGCCGTGTCTGCTGCAAAGGCGAGCGTGATACCCTCCGGGCAAGTCTATTACAGCCAGAACGTCGGGTATTGGGGATCAAATGAAGCGTATGCATCGGCGATAAAGGTAAAACTTGCTGAAGGACTCGCGCTTACAGATCCTATCGGGGCTGAAAAATTCATGAAGGACCATCCAGAATATTTTGCCGATGGTGGAAATTTCGGCGGCGGGTATCGTGTTGTCGGAGAAAACGGGCCAGAGATCGAATACACCGGGCCATCCACAATCGTAAGCAATGAGAAGAGCAAGGCCCTGATCAATAATGCCGAGTTGATCGCAGAGATACGGAGGCTGAACGCGAAAATAGACATCCTGAACGTGAACACCGCCAAGATCAAAGACAGCACCGCAGAAAACACAGAAATCCTTGACAAGTTTGACGTTATCGGCCTTCCGGCTACGAGGACATAAGACATGGCAATGTACATCATCAGGCCCACAACGATCACTGAAGCAATGCTTTTCGGCACCGATATACCGGAGACCGACTATGCAGAATGGGCCGTTGGGACAGCCTACACCGCCCTTGATTATTGCATTGTAGCCGCGCAGCATAAAATCTACAGGGCGCTGGTAAACGTGACCGGCGGGGATTCTCCAGAAATTGACGTGACCAATACCACCCCCAAATGGCAGGAAATAAGCGCCACGAACCGATGGAAGCCGTTTGATGCGGTCATCGGGACGAAGGCATCCAGGGCCACCTCCGCAACGTGGGTATTGGATCCGGGCCTTATTGACTCAATCGCCGTCTTGAACGTCGCGGCCTCCAGCATCCAGATTGTTCTTGCCGATCAGGATCAGGATGTTATCACCAACGGAACCGCATGGACCGGGGCAACCGGGACGACACCGCCGACCGGATGGACGGTTGAATCAGCGCAACCAACCTTTACTATTGATGCCGGAAAATTGAAAATTGAAGCTGGAGCCGGTGAGGGTGGTTGTAACCAGACGATCACCGTTGTCCCTGGAACTGAAATGCAGTTGCTGTTCAAATACCGGAACACGGCGGGAGATCTGGCGCGGTATCGGGTTTATGATGTCACCAATTCGGCCTCTATTTTGACCACTACTGACCTACCAGACGCGGAAACAGAGTCGGTCATTTCTTATGTTTTTACCGTCCCCGCAGGTTGTACGGAGATTTTAATTGCCTTACTGGCCAAATCCGCCGGGGATATTGTTTGGTTTGACAGCTTTTCGCTTTCTCCCACAGTTTACAACACCACCACCGATATGGTCAGCACGATCAATATCATTGACGAGTACACCTACTTTTTTGAGCCGATCATCTGGGCAACCAGTGTAACAAAATTGAATCTTGCCACTGGCGGTCTGCCTCCGTATCCAAACGCCACCGTTACCGTGACCGTGACCAACACGGGCGGGACGGCAGAATGTGGGGCGATTGTTCCGGGGCTGAAACTGGAGATTGGTGGCTTGCAACGTGGACCGAAGCCGGGTTGTAAATCCTATTCGACAAAGACCGAAGATGCTTTCGGGAATTATACGGTCACGAAGCGGGCGAATAAGAAACTTTTATCATGCCAACTATGGGTAAAGAACACAATCATTGATTTTGTCGTCCAGCAACTTGCCCTTTATGACTCTGAGCTGTTGGTTTGGGTGGGGCTGGAAACGTACGAATGCCTAGTCATCTATGGCTTTTGGGTGAGCTTTGACCCGTCGATGGATTACGACGATTTCACGATTATGGACTTAAAGGTCGAGGGGGTAATTTAATGACCACGCAAATCACGACATTTGTGACACCGTACACAACGACGCCGAACAGACAATCTCCATCCACGTTTTCAGCAGACCGGGACACGCGATTGCAGGAAGAGGCGACACGCATTCCGCAGCAGAACTCGATGGCCACGGAGATGAACGCGGTGGCCGTGGAGGTAAATTCAAACACGACGGCGGCCGCGGCATCAGCAGTATTAGCAGCGGCGTCGGCGGCTACAGCGATGGCAGCGGCAAACTATAAGGGGCCGTGGGCCTCGCAAGCAGGCGCGGCTGCCGTCCCTTATTGCGTATCTCATGGCGGCCTTTTCTGGCAGTTGGCGTCGAATCTGGCCGATGTTTCGGCAAAAACGCCGGGCGTTGATGCGGAATGGCTGTTGATCCCGGCGAGCGTGTGGCTTGCGATCAGCGGGGCCACAAATGCGGTCAGTGGCGCCGGTTACATGGTGGACACAACCAGCGCTCCGGTTACGCTCACGCTTCCCGCCTCTCCTGCTGTCGGTGATCGTGTGGCCTACATGGATGCGGCGGGGACATTCAGAACCTATAATCTGACCATTGGCAGAAACGGGAACAAAATAATGGGCCTGTCTGAGGATATGGTCTGCTCTACAATTTACGAATCTGGAGAATTTATTTATTCCGGGGCGACAAACGGATGGAGGTTGATATAATGGCAAATTCGGCACAGTATAGGCTTTTACCGGCAACATCGATTATAAACAGGTGTTCCGACGGGACATTGACCGGGGCGAACAACTACTTCATCGCTGCACTTAAGAAGACCGTCTCCGGCGCCCTGTCAGCAGGGACATACAAAGAACTCATTGCCCTTACCGGGTCAGGGGTTTTGAATGCTTGCCTTGTCTGCAACAACATCGACACCACGTCAAGGCAAATAGGTCTTAAGGTGGTGATCGATGGAACGACGGTTTTCGACGCCTATAGCGAGGCCACGACCACGGCAAATGTGAATCTCATTGCAATCGGTACTGCATATTCAAGCATCCTGATGTGTACCCAGGATATCGTGTTTGCCCAGTCGTTATCGATACAAATCAAATCTTCGCTGGACGAGACGGACAAGCTGACGCTCGGCTATTCCTATTATCTGACATAGGGGGAATAATGCACATCACCGAAGAAATCATCAACGGGGAAACGTACCAGATCATCACTATGGACAATGGCTCTGTCATTCGGCAATTAAAAATGACCGAAGCGCAAATTGCAGCGATGGCAAGTAAAAAACGCCGCATCATGAGCAAATTGGAATTCAAGCGGCAATTCAGCATGGGGGAATTGGTGGCGTTCAAGACGGCCGCAAAGTCTGACGCGACAATGGAAGTCTTTGACGATCTCCTGAACATATCGGAAGAAATCAACCTTGACGATCCTCTGATTGCCCAGGGCATGGACTATCTGGTGACAAAGGAAATCATCACGCAAGAGAAAATGGACCTGATTATCGAAGGGGTATAATTGCGGTTAAAAAATATTTGAGTTGGGCCAAATACAGTTGCGAAGGATAAACGTCAGATGGCAAATGGATTTCTTGTGGTGGATGAAAAGGATTGGAAGGACCTTACGCCAGAGCGCCGGGACTGGTTGATATTTAACACGCTGCAAGCCTTGGACAATAGGATGATGGCCCTTGAAAAGCGTCCATTATCAGACAAGTGCTGGTCATTCATGGGGGGCATCGTGGGCGGGTTTGCGGCGTCTCTCGGTATTAAGTGGGCGTCATAATGGTAAAACCAGAAATCAGAACCATAATCGAATCGAAAGCGGCGGCGTACGGACTGGATCCTGATCTTGTTGAAGCTCACGTAACGGTAGAGAGTTCAGGTAATCCAAAGGCAACACGTTTTGAATCACAATTCTACGAACGGTACATTTTCCCCCTGAACCTCCGGGACCGGAATGAAGCACAAGGAAGAGCGACATCATTCGGCCTCTTGCAAATCATGGGGCAGGTGGCACGCGAGCTGGGGTTTAAGGGGGCCTTCTCGGAATTGCTTGACCCGGAAACCGGGCTTGAATGGGGATGCAAGAAGTTGAGCCAATGCTACAAGAAATATTCAAGGAACGGGCAGGACGCGGGAATAGCCGCGTACAACTGCGGGACTCCAAAACGGAAGAAGGACGGGACGTTTCAGAATCAGGAATATGTGAACCGAGTTTATGGATTCCTTCGGGAGATCAAGGAGGTGTGATTATGCCGATGCTGTTTGCGGAAATAGGATTATCCTGGTGGGTCTGGTGGATGGATCAGATGTGGCGGCCGATGCATATCAGCGAATCCTCAAGCATCCGCCTTACTCAGGACATTTTAAGAAAGCGTCTCGACAAGATTGAAACAGCGACCCTTAGGCACGGGGTTGTGTGATGATCGAACGTGACAAGTGCCTATATTTCCGGCGGGGTTACAAATATCAAACGTCACGGGATTATCGCATCGTGACGAAGATAAAAGGTTGCGTTGTGCGCTTGCCGTTCATCTCCTTGCACCAGGATGGGTTACTGATCATCAAGCGCGGCTATGCGTGGAACGGGGCGAGTGGACCCACATGGGACACGCTTAATTCAATGATCGGAAGCCTGATCCATGATGTCCTCTATCAACTGATTCGCCTTGGACTTATTGACCAGAAATATAAGTACTATGCAGATAATCTCTTGCACGACCTCTGCGCGGGTGACGGGATGTATTCATGGCGGGCAGACTATTGGCGGTGGGCGGTTCTACGCTTCGGAGCCGGGTCATGCCGACCAAGTGCGGAACCAAAGGAAGAGGTGGCTCCATGAAATTCCTCTCCGCCTGATCCTGGAGGCTGGCCCTGGGCGCGATGCTGGTTAATGTCCACAACCTGTCCCAGTAACGGCCTTTCGAAATATCGATCATTATTCATTACCTCCACGATGGGCGACCATAGTATCTCGTTTGTTCCATTTCTTCATGGCCTCTGCCTGTGATCGGCTGCCAACCAATCCAGTCGAGTCGGTTCCGCATGAGATACAATTCACGCCGTAGAATACTGTTCGCTTATTCAGGCGGGCAATATCACTATCTTTGGCGTATCTCGTCGTATTTAAAGAAGCTTTTCCGCCACAAAATGGGCATGGCAAAAGTATTTTCTCCATGTTATTCTCCTTTCTCTCCCAACTTATTTTTTAACTTAGTCCATTTATTCATAGCCGCTTGCGCTTCAGCTCCGCCCACCGATAATCAGGGTTCGGGTAGTGACCGTCTATCCGTGTCAGTGTCATTCTTGTGCCTATTCCCCCCATGCCGGGCATCCATCACGCTTCTCACAACCATCACAGCTAGATACGGGCACTGGCTTTGACGCATCGGGACATGCAACTGCAACCATTTCCCCCGGCTCATTATCCTGGTGTTGCCCCTTCTGTTTTTTGATCTTATCCTTCAATGATTCGGCGGCATCCTGCTTTGTGTCGGTGGACGCATCGGTTGAAGCAATCGGCTCGAACCAATCCGCTGGCGAACTCATACCGTCTTTTAGACTATTGTAAATCTTGCGGAGATTTACCAGTTGCGCCGGGGTGATCGTGTCAAGATGTCGTTGGATGCGCTTTTCAATCTGTTCTTTCGTGACCTTGAAGGAAGCAAAGGCTTCAACAAGCTTCTTGAGCGCGTCCGGGGATGTATCGGCCTTCGCTTTCAATGTCTGTTCACACTGATTTACGGCGGCCTCTATCACGTCTCCGGGGATGATACCCAGTATACATGCCCTCAACCTTCGCGCTCCCTGATTTGCAATCATCTCATATACGTCGCGGGGATCTTCGAGATGATATTTCCCTTTTTTCGTATAGCGCTCATGCTTGACCTGAAATGTTTTTACCTGGCGCGTGTTCGTTTCAACGTCCCAGCAAAACGCCTCAACGGTGCTTTCTCCGTTTCGCTGTTCAAGCTCCTTGATGCCGAATTGTAAATTTCCCCAATTCTGGGCAATGGCCTCAGCCATTCTTATTGATGGCCCTGTAATTTCTGACCCACCTCGGGCGTAGGAATAAAGTGCCTGTTCTGCAAGGCCTGGACGCTGACAGGCGGTCATTATCCGGTCCATAGCATCAATCTGGTTACGGGGGAATTTCTTTGCAAGGACAATTGCGCTCTGGACCTCGGCCATTGCCCTTTGATTCTCAACCTCAACAAGTGCCTGATTTTGTGGCCTCCTTTTTAAATTCCGTCAGATTCAACTAACGGTATTTCCTGTATTATTTTCTTTTTTCTGCCGCCCCTTGCTCCGTAATATCTGGCTGAATAACAGGTCAAAATCTTCATAATATCTTCGGCCAATTCTTCTTCGTATTTCTTTTCTTTTGTTTCGATTATTTCCACAGTCACTTCAAGGTTTGTAAAAATAGCATCAAGATATTCATAACCGAAACGGGCAAGCCGATCTTTGTATTCAATTAAAACCCTTTCAACCTTACCTTCAAAGCACATCTTGATTAACTTATGTATGCCGTTCCGTTTTTCGTTTATTCCGCTGGCAATTTCATCAATCAACACATACTTGTAACCCTTGGCTTCTGCGTGTTTTCTCAACCTGTCTTTTTGCCGTTCAAGATTTTCTTTCTGTTTGGCAGTTGAACATCTCGCATAAATCACAGTCAACTTTTCTTGCTTCTCTTTCTCGACTCCCATATAAGCGTCTAAATCTTCCTGACGGAAACGCCTATGCTCACCAGTAGTCTTGAAAGATTTTATCTTGCCGTTGTTGGCAAGCGTCTTGAGCGTGTTGATTGACACCCCAAGATATTCGCTTGCTTCGGTGATTTTATAGATTTTCATTTATTCGCTTCTCTGCAATTTGAAAATATTTTGGTAACATTTCAATCCCTATGAAATTTCTATTGGTATTTTTACAAACGATTCCAACCGTTCCTGTTCCCATAAAAGGGTCAAGGATAGTAGATCCTTCAAAAGAGAAGTTTTTAATAGCTAATTCAACTAATTCATTGGGGAATGTTGCCCCGTGAGATTTATCAACTTTTGCACCTCTTTTGATTTGCCATAAGTTTTGTAAAGTCCCACGGTCAAATTGGGCGGTATCAAATTTTCTTGATTCTGGATTGGTATTTTGAAAAACCAATATCACTTCAAACCTACTATTTAATACTTTTTCACCTATTGCTGGTTGTGCATTAACCTTATCCCATACAATAAATTCTTTAATTTTATTGTGGAAACGTCCGATTAGTTTGTATAAAGCACTTTTATTGCCTGTAAGAAATTGGATATTAAAAAACACTAAATCAGAAACTCTTAACAGTTCTGAAACTACATCAACAATAAAATTAAAGTAATCTTCCATTGGAAGGTTATCATCAAAACCCTCATACTTTGTTGATAATTCTTTTACTATTTGTCTGGAGCAATGCTTTCCATTTCTAATACGAAGGTTCATGTTGTAAGGTGGCGAAGTAAATACCATATCAATACTTCCATCGGGAATGTCCTTCATCTTCTCCAAGCAATCGCCTTGTATCAGTTCAATCTTTGGCATCTTTCACTTCCTTAACTAATTTTTCGTTTGCGTCCACAACTTTCTGCATATCCTCAATGGATATTTCTTTCTCCAGCGGCTCGAAGAAATAAACCTTCTCGTCCTCTGTCTGGAAATACTCTTTCGTTACCTTTATGACTTTCATATTTCACTCCTTAAATATACTACATTTCTGGTTAAAAAGCAAGTGATTTTAACCGATTTATAATGTATTTGTTGGAATTAATCAAGCAGTTTCAACCTCGTCGCTATGGGTGAGTTGTTATAAAGTGCCTGTGTTTCCATTATTATTCTCCTTTCAGCAAAAACCGCCGTTGCGGTTCTGTTTGTTTAAGATACTCCTGATATAGATGAGGGTGATCTTTTTCTAGTTTGTGATAATCGAAAACCATTCGTCCATTGGTCAGCCTGTAGGTGATCAATGGCTTCCCTTCAGGATCGGTTAAGGTGTCGCCGTTGTCGCCTAAAGCGATGATGATTTTTCCCCTTAAATACTCTTCGTCGGCCTCTATGATCTTTATTCTGTCCCGGACGGTACGGAGGGCCTTGATGTCCATTAAAATTGATTCTGAGGCCACCACAAGGCCCTCGGCATTACTGTTGCCGAAACGATGGACGGCGTCAGCATAAGAAACAGGGTCTGGTGGATTTCCATCAACGACACGCTTCCAAAAATCTGCACACGCATCAATGATAAGTTCTTGTAACTCATCGTCGTGCGGTACTTCATAGATTTCGGGGCTTCCCCCGGCAATAGAAACGGGAATATCTGCAACCTCAAATCCCGTCACGATCATGTAATGCTGTACCTGAAGCGCATAATAATCAGGGATCTCGTTAGTCCCCGGCTCTCCCCACTGTTTACCGGATCTCGCTGTCTTGATTTCGACGATTCTTTTATCGTCGGTAAAGCCGTCCAGAGATGCCAGCATGAAGGGATATTTTGAATGATACATGATCTTGTCTGGTAGTCTTACGCTTCGGCCTGTCGTGTCACTGTACCACTGCCGGATTGCTGGTTCCATGCGTTTGCCCCAGTCCGTCAGCTCGTTACCGTGCCAATCTTCGACCTCCTTTCTTTTTTCTTGATAAACCTGATACGCCGTCTTCCACGGAGACAGGCCCATGATAGCGGCTATATCTGATCCACCTATCCCCTTCCTTCTCTCTTCCAACCATTGCGGTCCTTCCATTTTTACCCCTCCATTCCGCAGACCTTCTTTGCAAGGTCCACCATGTTGATCTGTTCTCCCTCGTTCAGCCACCCTTCAACGGCGGCGAGGATGACACGCGGATCATCGCTTTCGGCCACCTTCTCCTCTTGGTCGCTGCACCGGACACTATACCTCTTAAATGAGCTGTACAGTGCCGGGCCGAAGTCCATCAGGACAAGACTTCTGTATTTAATCATGGCTTCACCTCGTACCTTTCTTTCATCTTCCCTGTTATCTCATGGAGGAACTGAATCGCCGCCAAATGCGTGCAGCGTTCGCACGTAGACACTACGATCTCCTTACTAACCGGATCATACTCCGCACACAGGACGTTTCCGCAGGTGCAGCACACGGCCTCGGCGTCGATGATCTCCTTTATTTTCTCCACCGATACCTGCTCGACATAATCGTCAAGCATTTCACGGTCTGCAATCTGGTCTGGTGTCATCATGATTCTTTCCCTTCTGCCTTATCTATAGCCGCCCTTGCAAATTGTTCCAGATTAGGATCAAGCCAGTCGCGATGTGACGGCAGGCTATCGATGATTGATCTTAATGCCCCCAAAAGATCAGGTGCAGCGGAGATTAGGTTGGCGTTTGCGTTTCGCTCTGGTAACGTTCTCGGAGCTTGGCTGGATATTCTTGCTGTACTGCTCATTCCTGCGCCCTCTTTGCCGCGCTGCCCCGACGAGCGACCCATGAAGAAGCATGTTCCAGATCCCCCGCCTTACTTTCTCCGCAGCTTGGGCAAAGCCGGTTGTATCGGCGGTCCTCAGAGAAGAACTTCCGCCCACAATACCCCAGACATTCCACCATTCCCGCGTATGGCGAAGGAGGCGGAACGGCCTTTCTTTTCACGTATTCCTTCTTCTTTGGGCTTTCCTTCTTTTCTCCTGCGGCAACTGCCCGGACGTACCGGATCTGCACATTCTCCATGTACTTTTTTATGGCATCGGGGCTGAAGTGCAGCTTGCCACCAATAAGATGGCACGCCTCTTTCTTTATCATCCCCTTCGCCATACAGTCGGCCAGCATCACAACAATAAAGTCGTGATGGTCCTTGACGCGGCCCCTGCAACGTCGTGCTGCTATTTCTACCGCGTCCACTAGACTACCCCCACATTTCCCGCCTCGGCTTTGGTGTAGGCCAGCAGCTCGGCTTTGCACTCCGGGCATATGCCATGCGATGGCCCAGTGTTGCCGTTACCGTCTTTTACGCCCATGTATGCACCACAATAGGAGCAGAACCGGACCATTACGGAGATCTTCTTGATTGTTTGCAGGTCTCGCGTGATTTCCGCTGCAAGGTCGTACCTCGCTTGATTTGTTGTTGATATGTCGCTCACAGTTCGCACCTTTCTCCGTCCCTAACGAAATACAGCTTACCGGAATGGTCCTGATAGGCCATATCAACTCCATGATAGGCCATGCGCTGCTTTATAGCCTTATCTGCCACCTCACCGGCGGATGGCAACGGAGGGCTGATTGTGGCCGCTAAAATGTAAATTATAAGGGCGATACAAGCCCCGATGGACAGGGCGACGAGCATGTCAAAAACGTTCATGCCTGTTTTAAGCCTGAGATATTTTATGATGTGCTTCATGGCGCCTCCTGTCTATATCGATCCGTCACGTCCGCCCCAGTTGCAACGTCAAACACTTGGAGAATCTCGATCCTGTCTGCACTGGCCTTACCGTCCGTCGCCCACGGTTCATTGATTCTGGCGTCCAGCGGTATTCTTATTTTTGCCTCAAGGGACCTGTCTGGATAATTCGCCGCGCACCATGCACGGCTCGCGAAATGGAATCCGGGATAGGAACATGTTACTCGCTCATCGTCAGCAAACTTTTCCCCATCGCGCAGGGTGTTTAAGCCGACGCGGAACTGGAAGCCGTTATTTTTAAGGTCGTTATTAAACCGCTTCCAGCAGAGGTTCCCGGCCTCTACTCCCATTATTTTTACGAGGCCTTTTGCCCCGCTGAGGTCCGCCCCGCTGAGGTCCGCCCTGATGAGGTCTGCCCTGATGAGGTTTGCCCCGCTGAGGTCCGCCCTGATGAGGTCTGCCCTGATGAGGTTTGCCCCGCTGAGGTTCGCCCTGCTGAGGTTTGCCCAGCTGAGGTTTGCCCAGCTGAGGTTTGCCCCGCTGAGGTCTGCCCTGCTGAGGTCCGCCCCGCTGAGGTCCGCCCGGCAGAGGTTCGCCCCGCAGAGGTTCGCCCCGCTGAGGTTCGCCGCATCCACGGTCTTGATAAGCTCGCCGGTGAATCTGTTCCTGATCTCGATCATGTTTTCCTCCTCCTATTTATGGCCGGGACCGATGAGAGAAGCCCCGGCCATCACAACATGTTACCCTTGTTTTCCGCCTGCCTTTTTGATGCTGTGGATAGGCACGATCCAGTTATGAGGAGTTAAGAAATTATTTATAAATTCAGTTGTAAAGTAATCCTTGACCACTGCCGCCAAATGTAGGCGAATCCATAACCACGAAAAGAAACGATAACATTGTGGCCTCCCCTTTCACGTTAAACAGACTTCCTGATATTTGCAGCATTTTGATTCATACCATGAAATGTCTGGACATATCCGATCAGGAGGAGTGTCCGGTGTTATCGCCGCAAATACATCAATTAATAGTTTGGTCACATAGTCGCGGTCAAGTTTCAGTGTTTCAATATAGAGGTTTGAGTCATTCTTGTTCTCGACTACCACCATGCACTCTCCCAGATCACACAGCACCATGTACACGTGCGCCTGAGCCTTATATTTCGGATTCCATTTTTCATAACCGACTTTTAAGAGCTGCTTGAAATATTTTTCATTTGCGCTTTTGATTTCAAGCAGCTGGCCTGCTGCAATTCCATCAATGTGGCCGACCAATCGAATGTTACTATTGACTATTTCAACTTCCCGCTGTCGGTCTGTCACTTCAAT